CCCAAGCGGGCCTACGATAGCTTCGTGATGGCCAAGATGATTTGGCCTGCTGAAATCCTCCTCGGTCCCGACCTCATCAGGGCCCGCCAAGGCCGCTTCGATATGAAGCTCCTCAAGTCCCACAGCCTGAAGGCATGGGGCATCCGACTGGGGGACCGCAAGGATGAGTACACCGGGGACCCCATCAAGTACCCCGTGGTGATGGGTATGGACGACAAGGGCCAGCCCTACGACATCAACGCCAAGGAACGCTTTGACCAGAGATGGGCCGAGTGGAACCCCTTCATGGCGCGATATATGATGCAAGACAACCGCCCCATGGTGAAGCTCTGGAAGCTCATCGAGAAGCGGATTGGCTGGGTGGAGCCCGAGAAGGCAGACCTCGTGTGGCCTGAGTTCGTCCTTGAGTATGAGCATGAATATGCCCGTATCGTGGCCGAGCAGGAAGACTTCGGGGTACGCTTCGATGTCGCCAAGGCTCAGCAGATGGAGGTCACCCTCCTCAACCTACGGGCCAAGATCAACGAGAAACTAGAAGATACCTTCGGGAGTTGGTGGCACGCCAGCGAGGAGGTCACCCCAAAGGCAGCTCGCAATGTCCAGCGCAAAGACCTACCAAATGTTAGTCGCCGGAGAGTTTCGCCCCGGACCGGCAAAGAGCTGGCTCCTGAGGTGGGACCGCCCGTGGAGCGCTACTCTCCTGACAGCCCATATACGCCCATCGAGCGCATCACCTACTCGGCCACAAACCGCAACCATCTCTCGCTGCGCCTTCAAGATGTCTATGGGTGGAAGCCCAAGAAGTTTGGCAAGGGCAAGGATGGCGAGCAGGGCAAACCTACCGTAGACGAGGCGACCCTCGAAGAGATACCGGATGCTGTCCTCCCGACCACTATCCGCAAGCTCATCTTGGATGGCTTCGTGGTCAACAAGCTGCTCGGCATGGTGGCCCAAGGGACGTTCTCTTGGCTGCGCATGGTGGAGGAGGATGGCCGTATCCACGGTAGGGTAGACAGCAATGGGACTATCACCCGCCGCTGCTCCCACTCAAGCCCCAACCTCGGGCAGACCCCCGCCGTCCTCATGGAGAAGCTGCTCAATGAGCTGGGCGAGACCTACGAGGTTCCGCTCCATGGTCTAGCCGGGAAGTTCGGATACGAGTGCCGCGAGCTGTTCACCGCCGATGAAGGCTGGGAACTCACGGGCATCGACAAGTCCAGCCTAGAGCTAATCAATCTGGGCCACTACCTGTTCCCCCATGATGAGGGAGCGTTCAGTGCCCGTGTCTGCGATGAGGACCGGGATGCCCACGCGGAGCACGCCAAGCTGGCCTCGGATGCATCGGGCACATTGGTCACCCGCAAGGATGCCAAGACGACCATCTACCTGAAGGTCTATGGTGGGTCCGCCTACAAGCTGTCCCTCGCGCCTGAACTCATCGTCACCGAAGACGAGGTACCCGAGCTGCTGCAATACCGGGGGCTCCCCATGTTGCTCAAGAGCTTGGTGCGGCGCTTCGATCAAGACTTTGTGGACAAGCTCGATGACATGCAGAAGGCCCGCATCGTGAAGGCCCGCAAGATCATCGTGGCCCTTGAGGCTGGTATTGCCGGTCTGGAAGAACTCACCAAGCTTGTCACACAGGCTGGCGAGAAGGGATGGATCAAGGGCATGGACGGCTCACGCCTCACCGTCCGCAAGGCCTACTCCACGCTCAACACTCTGCTTCAGGGTGGCGGCGCGATGGCCTGTAAGATTTGGAAGGTCTTCTTCCACCGCCTCATGAGGGCAGCAGGCTACATCCACGGGGTACACTACAAGCAGGTCCTAGACGTGCACGATGAGATACAGGTAACCCACCTCCCCGGCCTCGGCCCTGTGGTCGCTGAGCTAGCCGAGAAGGCAGCCAAGATGGCAGGCGTGGCACTGAAGCTCCGGGGCGAGTACCGCACGGATGCCAAGCATGGCGTCAATTGGGCTCAGTGCCATTGACATACCACGGACCCCTTGAGGAGGTCCACTGGGAACTACTCACCCACGTACACCAGCACGGTCTCTCTGTGCAGGGCAACTTGGCTCGCATGGTGGCTAACCATGTGGCCCTCCTCGCCAGCCTAGGCTGGATCACAAGCATCTCCACAGACGGTCTCTCCTATGGCCGCAAGTGGTTCATCACAGCAGCAGGGCTCACCGCCTTGCAGAACAAGGAGCTATTCACGCCATGCTGACTGCATTCTTCGCTTACCTGTTGATCGGCCTCGCGCTGGTCATCATCCTCACCATCTCCGAGCTGTCTGAGTTCTTGGACAACGTTGAGCCTAGCCCCATGCTTCGCGCCATCGTGTTCTTCACCTACCCCTACGCGATTGTCCTCACGGCGATCATCTCGGGCTGGGAGGAGGCCAAGTACATGGCGGGGCTGGGTGTGCGCATCTTGCTGTTCCCGCTCCTTGGTCGCACCTCTGATGGCGGCGACATCAACGACCCCACAGACACGAGCGTCTGATGCGCTTCGGGGCAATCGATGAGCTGCCCATCGAGCTTCTGATAGATGGCGATGTGATCGCTTTCACAGCAGCCTCGGCAGCACAGCACACCAAGGAAGACCGCTTCGGTTTCATCACCGAGTTCGCCAACAAGATCGAAGGCGAGAGCATCGTGGACAACATGATGATCGGCCTTCAGCAGTTGCTCAATGGGCGCAAGCAGCAGGTCCTCCTGTCCTGCCCCGCCGAGGAGAACTTCAGGCTGGACATCTGGCCTGAGTACAAGGCGGTCCGCAAGGCACTCCGCAGGCCCCTCCTCCTGCCTCACTTGCGGCAGTACCTCAGGGACAACTACGGGGCCGTGCACTGGGATAACCTTGAGGCAGACGACGCGCTTGGCATCCTGTCCAGCGAGGGGTCCACTGAGTACAAGCGGATCATATGTGGCAAGGACAAGGACTTCAAGACAGTCCCCGGCTTCTACCACCGCCTCAAGGACCTCGATGCACGTGGCCATCCGGTGGTCAACGAGATCACCCCATGGGAGGCCATGCGGTTCCACATCTTCCAGACCCTCAAGGGCGACATGACTGATGGCTATCCGGGATGCCCCGGTCTGGGCGACAAGCGCTCCCAAGAGCTGGTGGACACCCCGGTCCTCTTGGTGCGTGGCGATGGCGTAATCACCCGTGGCCCCCGCAAGGGCGAGCAGACGGACAAGTGGACCGCCGAGCCCACCAACGACTACTGGGCAATGATCGTCTCCCACTACCGCAAGGCTGGGCAGGGCGAGGCAGAAGCCCTCATCACGGCACGGCTGGCCAACATCCTGCATGCCGATCAGTACAACAAAGAGGATGGCTTCATCACGCTATGGACGCCAGACCGCATCACGAAAGCAATGTGACCCATGAGCAAGCCGACATTCATCGCACTCTCACTGCTCGGCCTCGTGCTGTTCATCGTGGCTGTCATCCTGACGAAGGGTGCGGCTCTGCTCCTGCTCAGCTTCGGGGTCCTCTTCTGGGCCGTCTACTTCATGTTGGACGTCGCCTATGACCTGTTCATCAAGGACGACAAGTAGATGCTGAAGGTCATCAACCTCTACGGCCCCCCCGGTGTTGGCAAGAGCACAGCAGCAGCCGGTCTCTTCAACCTCATGAAGCTCCATGGCCACTCTGTGGAATACGTCCCGGAATACGCCAAGGACCTCACGTGGGAGAAGCACTGGCAGGGCCTTGCTCATCAGCCCTCCATCTTGGCCGAGCAGCACCGCCGCTTGTTCCGCCTAGAGGGGCAGGTCGAGTGGGCAGTCACCGATAGCCCAATCCCCATGCAGATCGCATACATGGGTGACCGCTGGCTCCGCACTGGGCTCGATGAGTATGCATGGGACCTCTTCGAGGAGTACCGCAACTTCAACGTCCTGCTCACCCGCAACAAGGACATCCCCTACGAGACAGCGGGACGCGCCCAGTCCGAGGAGGAGAGCATGCGGCTGGACAACGTGATCGACAACTTGTTCCACACGGCCAGCATGGATGACCCAATGTTCAGCATGGAGGTCATCTCGGACCAGCAGGCTCCCTATCGTGTCGCTCACTGGCTGGGTCTCCGGTGAGTGATCCGTGGCGTCTCCATGATTGGAACGCGAGGGGCGGCTGTGATGCCTGTGGCATTGGGCATGCGTGGGACTTCAACCGCAGAGACCCCTGCCCCGGCCCCAAGGAGGCCACCGTGGAACCAATAGCAGAATGGATGGAAGAGACATTGACCAAAGCAGGTCTTGACAAGAAGGTGCAGGTGCAGGTGGGCGGCGCTAAGGTCACCTTCACGCCCACCAACATCGACCCAACGTGGCACCCCGAGGAGGACACCTTCGAGGTCCGCTCCGAGGCAGAGCTATACGAGCCCCCTCATCGCCCCCACAACCCGGCTATCCGCTATCTGGGCCCAGACGATACCAGCGAGCCGCCCAAGGGCACATCCGACGAGGTGAAGGCCCTCCATGCGTTCATGTCCATGGCGGCTAACGCTGAGATGGGCATCACGGACAACGTGGTGCTCCCCGCCCACTATGCCCGCTTCACGATAGAGCCCATTCGCTTCATCTGCGAAAACAACCTGAACTTCTTTCAGGCCAACATCGTGAAGTACATCCTGCGCTGGGATGCGAAGAACGGCATGGAAGACCTCCAGAAGGCCAAGCGCTACCTGAACATGTTCATCAAGTTCGTAGCCAAGGACCCCGACTGGTGGAAGGCGGACACCCAGTGAGGGACCACGAGCACCGCATCCCCGGTCTCTCTGAGGCCACGGTGGCCAACCTCGAAGAACGCTACCCGCCCCGCTGCAAGTCCCCCGGCGAGTCCCTTGAGCATCACATGGAGTATGGCGGGATGGTCCGCCTCATCGCCGAAATGCGCACCCAGCTCAATGACTATGGGGAAGACACAGGGGTCGATATCACCCGCATAGTACAGGAGCAATCAGATTGATGTGCATCGTGAAACAAGCGAAGGCCGTACAGCAGGCCGAGCAGGTAACCCAGCAGACAGTCCCCGAGCCCACCGCATCGGCAGACCCCACGCCAGTAGGTGCAGGCCGCAAGGAGGAAGACAACTCCCTGTTCGGTGGCGTCCCGGACCTGCGCGTTGACCGCCCTACCACCGTGAATACGCCAGCCGCCGTGGGCTCCTCGGGGGCAGGCCTCAACCTGATGTAATCGAGGGACACCCCTATGGTAGCCGCAATCAACTACAATGAGGCCCCGGATAGCAGTGAGCGTGGAGACTTCCGCCTCTCTACCAACGGGGACTACCGAGCAGAGGACGCCTACCGGGATTTGAGCATTCGACGCCAGCCGGTGATCGATATGGGCCGCAAGATGGCCGACCTCACCATCCCCTCCGTGTTCCCTCCCGAGGGCTACCACACGGGTGATCCCCTGCCGGGAAACAACCAGAGCCTCAACGCGCTCTTGGTGAATAACTTGGCGAGCGCCCTGATGTTCATGGCGTTCCCACCGGGCCAGCCCATCATGCGGTTTGAGCCCATCGAGTACAAGCTTCAGGCGGACATCGACAAGGACCCCGAGCTGTGGGCACAAACCCAGCTGGGTCTCTCCCGCCTTGAGCTGAGCCACAGGAAGCGCCTACAGGCCACGCAGATACAGTCGGCCTATACCCAGTACATGAAGATTCTCCTCATCGCTGGGAACGCTCTGTGGAAGCACACGAAGCTTGCCACCCCGACCTATCACCTCCCGGACTGCTACGTGGTCCGCCGCGCCTCGACTGGCGTTCCCCTGATGGCCATCCATGAAGAGTGCGTCTCGCTTGAGACCCTTGACGAGGACCACAAGGACCAGCTCCTCGCTGTGATGGATGAGAAGGACTATGACGGCAAGAAGCCGTGGGACGTGGAGGTCAAGGTCTACTCGTGCCTCAAG